ACTTTGTGCAAGGACCAATGGGAACAAAAGAGCTTGATATTACCGCAAATCCAGACCTAGAAACTGATGGTTTGAATGGCAGAGGAATTAGATTCTTCTCAATTTGCGTTAATACAGATGGCTTATATGCAACTGGTATTTAACAACTAAACAATAAAAAGGAGTAACAACAAATGATACCTATTAGTTCGCAGAACTTTACGAATCTAATGGCTCCTGGTGTCCGAGAAGCATTCTTTAATTCTTATGACGAAGTAGTTAAGAAAGAATCAATGGTTCCCAGGCTATTTAGGATGTTAGGTTCGACAAGACAAAATGAATACACTTTGTCTATTTCTGCGTTGGCTGATTTTGAGGACTTCACAGCAAGTGGTCAGATTCAGTATGACGATATTAGTGAAGGATACAAGCAGACCTTTACGCATAAGGAATATACAAAAGGTATTCGAATCAGACGTGCCGCTAAGGATGATGATTTATACGGCATATTTGATGATTTGCCAAAACAGCGTGGTATTGCTGCTGCAAGGACAAGAGAGAAACACGGTGCATCAATATTCATTGGTGCATTTGCTGGCACATCAGGACCAGATAGTTTGCCTCTTTGTTCTTCTGCACATACTTCAACTGTTACTGGTATAGCAGTTCAATCCAATACAGGCACAGATGCCTTATCAAAGACAACAGTTTCTTCGGCAAGGCTTGCGATGAAGAAATTCTATGGTCTCAATGGCGAACAAATCGGAGTCGATATGGATATGTTAGTAGTTCCTATTGACAAAGAAGAAGATGCCTGGCAGATTATATCATCGAAGGGTGAACCAGAGACTGATAACAACAATGCAAACTTCCACTATGGAAAATTTAAGCTTGCAGTATGGAAAGAGCTTACAAGTCCGTATGATTGGTTTGCCATTGATTCAACTTTGATGAAGTTAAACCTGTTATGGTTTGATAGAGCAAAACTTGAACTTAACCAAGACGTAGCATTTAACACATACGAAGCTAGGTTCTCAGCATATATGAGATATAGTTATGGTTGGAGAGATTATGTATGGGTTTATGGCAACAATGCAACTTCATAGGGAGGTGTGATATGACAAGAAAATTCGTTATATCCATACTTCTTATTGCTGCGTTTGGAGTGTTTCTATGGATTTGTTCAAGCAGCACAGCAGAAGATTGGTCGCAGTATGTTAGTGGAAGGAATAATATCCGACTTGACGGTTATGATGGTCAAGCAGGATATATTGCTTTTACTGATGGAGCTGGAACAGTTCAAGGTTATCTATGGGCTGAAGGCGGACAACTTATGTATGTCACAAGAGGTTATGTTGATTTAACCGCAGCAAGATTAGGTGAAGGTGTAAATCTTCCATTCAAAAGCCATATAGATATGACTAACGACTAAATAAGTTAGGCGGTAGCAGAAATGTTGCCGCCTTTACTTAATATGAATACTAAACTACAAAACTATATTATATCTGGATTAATAATCTTGTCTGGAATATTCTATTATAAGATTCTTAATGCTGATAGATTCTTTCCTGCTCAATATGGATTCTTTGTATTTGTAGCAGTAATTCTATTCTCATTACTTATTTTCCAGAAGAATAAATGGATGGGTTACCTTGCAATATTGTGTGCCTTTGGATTCTTAAAGACTTTTCTAATGCAACACGCACCTCAAAGGCACTTATTTCAGAACATGTTACTATATTTATCAATCTTTATGACCTATTATGCTTATAGGGTACTTAATCTAAAAGAAGACTTGCTGAAACTATTACTTATTCCAGCAATGCTTAACATAATATTAGTAATTATCCAAGCATTTGACCACAACTTCTTATCATTTATGCCTGTAGATGGGATAGGTGGTTTTTTGGGCAACTATGGCATAACTTCTTGTTATTTGGCAATGACAACTCCAATATTTATCAGATATTTTCCTATAGGCATACCATTTCTATTGCTTGCATTTGTCTTATGTAAGAGTCTTGTTGGAATATTAGTATTTATGATAATCGTTCTATTTTATGCCCGCAAAATAAATAAAGTAAGATTTCAACCATTACTTGTTATATTTTTGGTATTATTAATTATATTTATAATATTTAATAAAAATAAAGTAGTAAATAGCCTAGGCATAAGAGTTACTTCTATTATAGGAACACTTGATGGAATAAAACATAATCCAATATTGGGCTGGGGTTTAGGCAGTTATGAACCTACTATGGAAAAGGTAATAGCTAATGGCGATATGATGTTTTTGGGAAGAAAATTTGCAGAACCAGTTGTAGGGGGATTGCTTCATAATCCTCATAATGAGTTATTATTCGGTTGGTGGAACTTTGGAATATTATTTCCTATATTTATTATTATCTTAGCTTGGAAATTAATTAGAAAGTTTACAATAGATAACTTAGTTCCATTTTCAATATTATTAGCTGGTAGTCTATGCTCAATGACATATTTTCTTTCTCCTCCAGCTTGGCTTCTTTTAATAATGGCATTAGCAATATATGAAAATAATATAGAAGAGGAGGTGTGCAATGCCCATAGAACAACCAAAATCTAATTTTGATAGGTGGCAAGATAGAGAGAATGATATGGATGAAAGCCATAAAACTGGAAAAGATTCTTACATTAAAGGGGAGAATAGAAATGATAAAAACAAAAAGTAAGAAGACTGATATAGTTGAAGTTGAAGTTAATAACGTCAATGAAGGCATTGCTGAAAAAAGACAAGCATTGATTGATGATTTATCTCCAAAGTTGCTTACTAAAACACAATTAAAACAAGGCAATAGCAATACTCGTTCAAGATATGAACAAGAAAAAGGATATCAGGCAAATATAGACGAGATAAATTCACTAGGCAAACAAATAGGTTGTGCTCCTATAGGTCTAGCACATTTAAGAAAATGACGACTATTATAGTTAAAAAATCTAAGGATAATTGGTCTTGGCGTAAAAATGAACTTCATAAAAAAAGGAAAGAATTGGCTAATAGTTTATCTGATACAATATTTTCCAAATCTAAGATGGATATGCAAGACTGCCAAGATAAAGACCACGAAGAGAAAAGAGTTGCTGATTATGATAAGTGGAAAACAAGCAGAGACTCAACTGGCTTAACTAATGAGCAAAAGATGACTGAATGGTCAAATATTAATAGAGAGTTCAAGAAGCACAACGAGGAAGGTAGATTGCATACAATAGACGATATTAGAAATGGAAGAGTTAAATATGATTAAGGAGGAGTAGATGGCAAATCGTTATAATGGAAAGATAATTGTAATTGACACAACTGATACACAAATAGGAGGACCTACTCCTACTGGTGGCCCAATTGGTTCTTTAAGTGTTAAGGCTATAAAATGGGTAACTACTCAGAACTCAGGAAAGGATATAGCCGTAGATGATGATTTAGGTATTAAATTAGGCAGTGTATCTGGAGACTACATCATTGAAGCTAGGTCAGAAAGTGGTTCTGGAGCAACAGCAGATACAGCATTAAGTGCAGTAGCTTATTCAGTAGAGTTTGGAACTCCTTGGATAGTTCCTGGGCTTTATATTGAAGATTTAGACGGTGGAGAGTTACAGATATTTTTAGATTAAGGAGTAATTAACAATGCCACAATTACATAGCCAAGCACTGAATCTTTATGCTCAATTTTATGAAGTAAGAAGAAAGTTGTCGGAAACAATTGCTTCTTATTGGACAGACTTAGAAATATATTCTTGGCTTAACCAAGCTCAGTTGTATATTGCCAGAAAGTCTAAATGCTTAAAGAAGACAGTTACAGTAACTACAACAACTTCTACTCAAGAATATGACTTAAACGATAATAGCTTTGCTGACATAATGGATTTGTCAGAGGATGGAGTCTATTTCAAGATTGGTGGAACTTCATATTCTCCATTAACATATAAGACTAAGAAGCAGCTGTCAATGGATATTCCAGGATGGCAAGGAACTGCAGCAGGAACACCAACATACTATTACTATAACAAAACTTCCAAAACTATTGGCTTATATTCAAAGCCCAATTCAACTAATGCTGGCGCTTATCTATTTGTAAATGGTTACTATAAGCCAAAGATACTTAATGCAGGAACAGCAGCTTCTGGAAATGTAGCCTATATAACCCTAGCAACAGGTAGTTCAACAGTTCCATATCCAAATACTACAGATGATTATTACAATGGATTATGGGTTGAAATATATGGCGGAACAGGAGCGGGACAGAAAGTAGAAATAACAGACTATGTTGCGTCTACAAGAGTTTGTTCTGCTACTTTTACTACAGCACCAGATTCAACTTCAGTCTATGGAATGGTTCCAGAGATACCAGAAGAAGCACACTTTCTTATGGTTCTATATGCAGTAGCAAGAGCTTGGGAAAAGACTGGAACTAGGACTAACTTAGCCAATAACTATTGGCAACAGTTCAATGCAAACCTTAATTTGTTTATAGGTGAAACTATCGAAGAAGATGATGAGCAACTATTAAAGGATTCATATAGGTGATAAATGCCTAGAATAGAACAACAAATAGATTTAATTGATAATGTAGGCGATAGTAAGAAACTAGAGCGCTATGATGGTGGACTAAATACGGTAGATTCAAATGAAATTTTATTGGATAGCGAGTTAATTATAAGACAAAATTGGGGCAATGATAGTGTAGGTGCATTAAAAAGAGTCAATGGCTTTACTAAGATGAATAGCGATGATATAGCTTCAGCTTCTATAATGGGCTTATTTAGAGCATATCAATCAGATGGCACAAAACAATTATTGGCAGTATGTAATGGAACCTTATATTATTCAACAGATGATGGGGTTACATTTGCTGCAGCAACAAGTGGTACTGGAATAGCTACTGCAAATATTAATAGAGGAATTAATTTCTATGATAAATTCTTTTTTACTAATATAACTAACAACATATATTGTTATGACCTTGGAACTACAACAATGGTGGCATCCATTGATAAACCTACTGATGCTTGCGGTATATTGCTTAAAAGGTCAGACAACAGAATGATTGCTTTCTTGAATCCGAACAATGCTTCAACTTTATATTATTCAAAGATTAATGCAAATGGGACAGATGCAAATGATTGGTCAAAAGTAAATGATGCTGGTTATATAGCTATTGACGGTTCAAAGTCAGAGCCAATCACAAGTGGATTGACATTTGGTTCTGTAGACTTAATTTTTAAGGATTATGCAGCTTTCAAGGTATGGGGTTATCCAACTCCATCAGTAGTTAGAATACCTGGTTCTCCTGGATGCTCTGCACCTCATTCAGCTGCACAAGGAGAAGGACTTGGATTTTTCTTGGGACACGATGCTATATGGATGTGGGATGGAAACAAATTCATTGACATTTCAAATCCAATACAGAATGAATTGGACAATATAAATCCTTCTTATTTAGCTAATGCTTTTGGAGTTTATAGGGCAGGATATTATTGGTTGTTTTATACAGCTTCTGGCTATATTGCAAATCAAAGTTGTTTAGTTTATGATATAACTCGTTCTAATCCATATCAGAATAGGAATGTATGGTATAAAAGGTCTGGATTGTCAATGAATTGTCCTGTAGTGTTTTCTGGTTCTGGAGACAATAATGAATTATATGCAGGAACATCTGCTTCTACTGGATATGTATATAGACTTGATTATTCAGCGACTGGTGCTGATGATACTTCTAACATAACTGCAATATTCCAAACCAAGTATTTCAATATGGGTTATCCTCATCTGGTTAAGAGATTTCCAAAGATACATATACGATACTATCTAAACAAAGGAAATATTGTAGTTACTTGGTATACAAACAGGGGAAATACCAATGGTTCTTTTACAATATCCCCTACTCAAACAGGAGTCGCATTAGGAAGTTTTATTCTAGACACAGATGTATTGGGTGGTTTAGTAGAAGGAACTCATACGCAAAGATTGCCAGATACAGCAGTAGGCAAAGATATATCAATAAAAATAACACACGCAGACACAGGGACTGCACCAATAATTAGGGATATGGAGGTAGAATGGGAGGGTATTTATGTGGAATAGGAAAATATATATTACATTGTATGTTTTAGGGCTAATGTGGATTTGTGCTACTGGCTATGCCTTGAATATAGCTAGAGTCAAAACTTGGACAACTGAAATATTAACTGCAACAGACTTGAATGCAGAATTTGATAATATTATCAATCACGCAATAACTAATACTGATGTTGCTGCTGGTGCTGCTATTGCAGCAAGCAAATTAGATTTGTCTGTTCCTGGAGCAATAGGAGGCACAACTCCAAATGCAGGTTCGTTTACTACTCTTACCTCAACAGGAACTACAACTATAGGAGATGCCAATACTGATACTTTACAGGTAAATGCAAACACAATCCAATTTGATGGAGCAACTACAGACGACTATGATTTAATATTTGGTATACCAGATGTTGCTAGCTCAGACAAAACAGTTACTTTTCCAAATAGGACTTGTAGTCTAATAGGTGATGGAGCAAATGGTGATATAGGTTCTTATTCATTTACTGCACAAACTATAATATCTGATGTATCTACAGGAACTGCTCCCTTTACTGTATCCTCTACTACCAAGGTAACTAATCTTGATGCTGACTTGTTAGATACATATAATACTTCTTCTTCTGCTGCTGCTACAGTCATATATGTTTCAGATGCGAGTAACCATTTGCCAGATGATGCCTTAAAGACAAATATACAGGATTATGCAACAAGTGCCTCTGCTTCAACAACAAGGGATTTGGGAGATGTAATAATATGTTATGGTTCAATATCATTCACTACCTCAGCAGCGATAACAAACTTACCTTTTACAAGTTCAACAAGTTATAAAGTAGCTATATCTGCACTTGACCAACAAGATGATTATGTTCCACAAATAACATACAATTCTGGTGCTCAATTTACAATAGCAAAAACAGGAACAAGAAATTATAGTTGGATTGCAATAGGAATTTAAGGAGAAAACTATGAAAAAAATAATCTATTTTATTTTAATATTAACATTCTTTATTACACCTTGTTTTGCTGAGATATATGTACTTATTGA